AATCGTCAATATTAAAATCATTTCAAGGTAAAATAAAAAAACAACTTATAGATACTTTTAAAAATACAAATTATCGTTTTTGCTTTACTGCTACTCCAAGCCCAAATGATATAATGGAGTTAGGAAATCATAGCGAATTTTTAGGACAAATGAATTATAAAAATATGCTTTCTATGTATTTTATAAATGATATGGATACAGTTCAAAAATGGAGATTAAAAGGACACGCTGAAAAAATATTTTGGAAATGGGTATCTGATTGGAGTATTTGCGCTACTTCACCAATGGATCTAGGTTTTAATAATGAAGGATATAATTTACCTAAATTAAATTTAATAGATCACAAATTAAAAAGTGATAAGCTTGATAATGGTTTACTATTTAACAATTTATCAGTAAGTTCAACAAATCACAATGCAGAATTAAAAAGAACATTTGATATAAGAATGCAAAAAACCATAGAATTATCAAAAGGAAATGAACCAGTTATTGTTTGGGTAAAACATAATGAAGAAAGCAAATATTTATCATCAGCAATTAAAGGCGCAAAAGAAGTTACTGGAAGTATGAAAGACGAACAAAAGAAAAAATTACTTTTAGGATTTGCAAAAGGTGAATTTAGAGTTTTAGTAACAAAACCAAAAATAGCTCAATACGGACTAAATTATCAACATTGTAATACTCAAGTATTCCCATCATTAGATTTTAGTTTTGAAGGTACTTATCAAGCAATAAGAAGATCTTATAGATTTGGGCAAAAAAAACAAGTAAACATACATCTTATAACAACAGATACAATGGAAAATGTTATAAATGCAATAAACAGAAAACAAGATCAATTTAAACAAATGCAAAATAATTTAAAACAATATTCAAAAAAAATAAAACAATAAAAAATGAAATCTAAAAACAATAATAAAATGGAATTTAAAAACAACAATTATCAAATTTATAACGATGACTGCGTTAATCAATTAAGTAAAATGGAAAATAATGTATTTGATTTTTCTATATTCTCTCCTCCTTTTGCTGAGCTTTATGTTTATTCAGATGATCCTAGAGATATGGGAAATGTATTAAATTATGATGAATTTTTTAATCACTTTAGTTTTTTAACTCCAGAACTTTACAGAACATTAAAACCAGGAAGGCTTATTGCGGTTCATTGTATGGATGTATCATTACAAAAAGGTAAAGATGGAGTAATTGGATTAAAAGACTTTAGTGGTGATTTAATTAGAAACTTTACAGATCAAGGCTTTATTTATCATACAAGAGTTACAATTTGGAAAAATCCAGTTACTGAAATGCAAAGAACAAAGGCTTTAGGATTATTGCATAAAACAATTAAAAAAGATAGTTCAATGAGCAGAGTTGGTGGTGCTGATTATATTTTAGTATTTAGAAAACCTGGTGAAAATAAAGTTCCAATAACCCATCAAGATACAGATCAAAATAAAGAGAATTATTTACCAGTTGATTTATGGCAAAAATATGCTTCTCCAGTTTGGAACGATATAAATTATTCTAATACATTACAATATAGAAGCGCAAGAGCAGATAAAGACGAAAAGCATATTTGCCCTTTACAAATAGAAACAATTGAAAGGTGTCTACATTTATGGAGTAATGAAGGAGATAATGTTTTAAGTCCATTTAGTGGTATTGGAAGTGAAGGACATACTGCATTAAAAATGAATAGAAAATTTACTGGAATAGAATTAAAGCCTAGTTATTTTCAACAAATGCATAGAAATTTAGAAAGATTACTAGAATCTAAACATCAATTAGAAATATTTTAAAAAAACTATATAAAATTAAAGGGTAATAATAAATTACCCTTTTTTTCAAATATTAAATATGCCAAAAAAGAAACAAAAATTTGCGCAAGTAACAGACAAACATAAAAAGGCGATGCAATGGTGCATAAATAATAATATTAAAGTCGGCGTAAAACCTACAAAAAAAGGCTTAAAAGTAGAAATTAACAACAACGGAAGCGTTAAAGTATCTCCAAATATTTACAACAATGTAGATGCTTGCAATAAGGTTTGGGAATTATATTTATATCTTTACAATAATTATTGGGAGGTATAAAAATAATAAAATGGAAATAAATTTAATATTGTTAGCACCTGACGCAATGCTTGTCGGATGGCAATACTTTAAACCAGAAACAGGTTTTAATTTTAACGAAATAAATATTTATTTGTTATTTTTTCAAATACAATTAAGATACTAAATTGTAATGAAAAAACTTGTAAATATTAAAAGCATAAAAGAAACTCCAGGAAATCCTAGATTAATAAAAGACGCTAAATTTAAAAAATTAGTTAAGTCAATTAAAACGTTTCCTGAAATGTTAGAAATACGGCCTATTGTTGTAGATGAAACAATGACAATATTAGGCGGGAATATGAGATTAAGAGCTTGTAAATCTGCTGGAATATTTGAAGTCTGGATTTACCAAGTTTTTAATTTAACCGAGCAGCAAAAACGAGAATTTATAATAAAAGATAATTCAGGGTTTGGTGAATGGGACTGGGATATATTAGCAAATGAATGGGACGTTCAGCAATTATCTGAATGGGGAGTTGATTTACCAGTATATGATTTACCTATTGAAGATGAAGACAATAAAGAAGATCAAAGCGACAAAGAAGTTTGCGAAATGTGTGGAAAATAAACAGGGGACGCCCTGGAATAGTGTATAAAGAGACGAACTCCAGAAGCTATTTAATAACCTCCTAGAAATAGGGGGTTTTTTTTATATAGCTATTTTTGTTTAAATTTGCAAATATGGCACACAAAAAAAAAGACTTAATACAACAATCAATTAACGCAATACAAAAATATAAACTGTTTTTTATTGAAGATGTAATTGCTTATATTGAATGCTCAAAAGGTACATTTTACAATCATAAATTGCACGAATTGGACTTAATAAAAGATGCTTTAAATAAAAATAAAATTGAAGTTAAAGTATCAATGCGTAACAAATGGTATAAGTCAGAAAGTGCAACTTTACAAATTGCTTTAATGAAGTTGATTAGTAGCGATGACGAAGCGCACAGATTAAACGGTTCTAGACAAGAAATAAAACACAATGCAAATGTTAATGTTGGTAAAATTTCAGATGAAGCCAAAAAGAAAATAGACGATATTTTAAATGATGAATATTAACGAAATAATAAAAGAAAAATGTGAAAATTCTCTTTTGTTTTTTACTCGTTATATATTTAAAGAAAATACTGGCAAAAAATTTATAGCTGCTGAATTTCATAAAACGTTAGCAGATACATTAGAGAAAGTTAATAGAGGCGAAATAAAACGCCTTATTATTAATATACCGCCTAGATACGGAAAAACAGAAATAGCCGTAAAAATGTACATCGCCTGGAGTTTAGCAAAAAGGCCAACTTCAAAATTTATACATTTATCTTATTCTGATTCTTTGGCATTGGATAATAGTTCGCAAACAAAAGAATATATAAATTCTGATGCCTATCAAAATATTTGGGGTTTAAATCTTAAAAAGGATTCACAAAGTCAAAAAAAATGGTACACAACCGAAGGCGGTGGAGTTTACGCTACGGCTTCAGGGGGTGCAATAACTGGTTTCGGTGCTGGTAGTGGTGGAGCAATTATAATTGACGATCCTTTAAAGCCTGATGACGCTTTATCTGATGTAAGACGATCGTTTATAAATAATAGATACAATACAACCATTAGATCCAGGGTTAATGATAGGGACGTTCCTATAATTGTTATAATGCAAAGGTTGCACGAAGAGGATTTGTCAGGGTATTTATTAGATGGCGGATCAGGCGAGGATTGGCATCATTTAAAATTAGCAGCATTAGACGAAAATAATAATCCTTTATGGCCTGAAAAACATTCTTTTGAAGAGTTGGAGTCAATAAGACAAGCCGACAGATATACTTTCAGCGGTCAATATTTGCAAATACCTTCACCGCCTGAAGGTGGCGAATGGCGAAAAGATTGGTTTCAAATGATTAACAAAGCAGAAGTTCCTGGCGATATAGTTTGGGAAATGTTTATCGATGGCGCATATACAAAAGATACAAAGAACGATCCAACAGGAATACAAATAAGCGGTAAGAGTGGCGATAATTTATATATCTTTAAAAGCATTGACAAATATTTAGAGATGCCAGAATTAAAAAACTTTATTAATTCATTTGTTAAAAGCTGCGGAGTTCCAATATCTCAAATATTAGTTGAACCAAAAGCATCTGGTAAATCTTTAGTGCAATTGTTAAGGCGTGAAACAATGTACAACGTAAGCGAATTAAAAACAAACTTTGTAAAGTATTCTAAAATAGAACGTGCTAGAGCGTCTTCGCCATTTATTGAAGGCGGTCGAGTTTATTTAGTTAAGGATAACTGGAACGATGCATATTTACAACAAGTTAGCACCTTTCCAAATGCTAAACACGATGAACATATTGACGTTACGTCTTATTCTATTGAACGTAATTTAATCAATAATTTCTTTATTGTTTAAAACAATTTTTAATTTTGTATTTTTACGAAAATTTTTATTTATTATAAAATATGGCTTCATTCATAGATCGTTTAAAAGCAATCGTTAATAAAAACGCACAAAATACAAATCTAAACTACAACAAAGCTATTTATAACTGGCTTGGCGAGTCTATTGTTTGGAATACAGAAAATGACGATTCTTATATTACTGAAGGATACAGAAAAAACGCAACTATTTATTCGATTATTAATTTAATTACAAAAGCTGCAACAACAATTCCATTTCAGATTTACGAGGTTACAAATGAAAACGATTATAAAAGATATAAAAGTTTAACAAGTGGCACAATTGATAATTCCACAATAAACAAAGCTGCATTATTGCAAAAAAGTTCGTTAGTAGAATTACAGGATACTGAATTGCATCAGTTATTAGATAGGCCAAATCCAGCGCAATCTTATAATTCATTTATAAGCGAAATAATCGCCTTTGGAAAATTAACTGGTAACAGATATATTTACGGAATAGGCCCAGAAACTGGATCAAAAGTTGGTAAATATTCTGAATTATATGTAATGCCTTCGCAAATTATGGAAATTGTTTCAGGTGGTATAATGCAACCAGTTGAAAAATATAAAATAGAATACAACGGAACGTTTGAAATACCAGCAACTGAAATTTGCCATATAAAAGACTTTAATCCTTATTATGATGGTAGCGGTTCTCATTTATACGGTCAATCGCCATTGCGTGCTGGATTAAGAACATTAACAACAAATAACGAAGCCGTACAAACTGGAGTTAAGTATTTACAAAACCAAACTGCAAGAGGTTTATTAATGTCAGAAGAGGGCGACTTAAACGAGGTACAAGCGCAACAATTAAAGGACAAATTTAGAAGACAATTCCAAGGTTCAGATAATGCTGGGGACGTTATTATAACGCCTAAAAAATTAAGCTGGGTTAACTTTGGTTTAAACGCTTCAGATGTTTCATTAATCGAACAATACAACGCAAGTATTAAAGACTTATGTAATATTTATAATGTACCAGTACAATTGTTAAATAATACTGATTCTAGTTCTTACAATAATATGAAGGAAGCTAAAAAAGCATTATATCAAAATGCGGTTATTCCTGAATTGTTAAAAATTAAAGACGAATTAAACAGATGGTTGGCGCCTAAATATGGAAACAAACTTTGTATTGAATTTGATTTTACAGTAATTCCTGAATTGCAGGAAGAGGCCGACAAGGTTGTAGATCAATTGGCTAAGGCTTGGTGGTTAACGCCAAACGAAAAGCGTTCTGTAATGTCTTACGGTATTGACGAAGATAATGAAACTTTAAACGATTATTTTATACCAGCAAATTTAATTCCTACAAAGGTTGCAGATGTTGAGGTTGAAAACACTCCATTAGATTTAGACGTAAATAAATTTTTGTCTAAAAAAAAAAGTGAAGTAACAAAAGCGGAATCATATAATAATTATCCGCAAAGCGCAACCAACAACGCTAAAAGAATGATTGAATGGCGTGAGAAATATGGTCGTGATGTTGTTACTGCTGGAACTGAAGTAGGCTGGCGAAGAGCATCGCAATTAGCTAATAGAGAAAGTATTTCTTTAGATGTTGTTAAAAGAATGGCGCAATTTAATCGTCATAGGGAAAACGCAAAAATAGATCCTAAATTAAAAGATACGCCTTGGAAAGACAACGGTTATGTGGCTTGGAATTTATGGGGTGGAACTGCTGGCGTTGATTGGGCAATTAGAGAGGTAAACAAACTAAAAGAGGACTAATTGAAGTTAGATAAACAAAAATGGCAAACTGATTTTGAGAGGCAACTCGATATTGCAGAAAAACCGCAATTGTCAAAAGTTAGGCGCTTTTATAAATCTGAATACAATAAAGGTATTAATTCTTTTATTGCTGAAGGACAAACAAACTTTCAATTATTATTTAATGAAAATGATTTCTTAAAAATATATAGGGATCTTTATTCGGATATTGGGATACGTTTTGCTAATTGGTACGCAAAAGGCTTCGATAGGTACATAAAAAAAGGAATTAATCCAAATCAATTTGTAGATCAATGGCAAAATAGTTTTGCTTCTTTAGGTTCTGCGGTTGGTGCGCAACGAGTTACTTTAGTAAGCGGAACGGCTAAAAAAACATTAATTGATTTAACTCAAAAACTTTTAAGAGATCCTGAATTTATGGTTTTAGGAACTATTGAAAAAGGACGTATATTAAGAAATCAATTCAATAAATATTCTGCATATCAGTCAAGGCGATTAGTTCAAACGGAAGCAACAAACGCCGCTAACTTTGCAACAATGGAAAGCGCAACAACGATATTTCCAGGCGCTCAAATGATGAAGGAATGGATTGCAAGTTTTGACGATAGGACTAGAAGTTCACACGCTGAAGCTGGTGCAAGTGAGCCAGTACCTTATAACGATGCTTTTATGGTAGGCGGTTCTTTATTAATGTATCCTGGAGATCCAAGCGGCCCAGCTGCTGAAGTTGTTAATTGTAGATGCAGCGTTGCACCTTTTCCAAAACAAGGGGCGCAAACAGTTGGCGAATTATCAAACATAGGTTTAGGACTTGCATTTGCAGAATTAAACAAAATTTAAAAAATCGTATATTTACAAAAATTTTATTAAATGAATACAATTTTATATAAAGCTGCGCCGATGGGCGAATTGCTAGACGCTGACGAAAACGCTGGAATTATTAAAGGATACGGATCATATTTTGGGAACAAAGATTCAGATTCAGATGTAATTGCAAAAGGCGCTTATAAAAAGACAATCGAAGAGAACGGCAATCGTGTTAAATATTTATATCAACACGATATGAATCAGCCAATTGGTAAAATGACGGAATTATATGAAGATGACAAAGGACTTGTATTCGTTGCTGAAATTGCAAAAACACAACTAGGAAAGGATGTTGTTGAATTAATGAAATCTGGCGTTATTACAGAAAATAGCGTCGGTATTATGCCAATTCAAAAACAAAATAAGGGCGATTATAGAGAAATAACAGAAGTTAAACTTTATGAGATTAGCGCCGTTACATTAGCAGCAAACGACCAAGCTAAAATATTAGACGTTAAGGGAAATGTTGATGTAGAAAAATTGTCAAAGCGTTATGATAATTTATCTAAACTATTAAGAAAAGGACAGATTTCGGACGAAATGGGTTTTGCTATTGAAGCTGAAATTTTAAAATTAAAATCATTATTTATTGAGTTCACGAAGCCGACCGAAATTATCACTTCGCCGAATGTTGAAGTAAAAAACAATGATTCAGAAGTGTATAAATATTTAATTAATTCGTTAAAAAACTAAAAAATGGACGAAAATTTAAAAAACCAATTGGATCAATTCAATGAAGCTATTGATTCAAAAATCGAAAAATCAAACAACAACGCAATTGATGCAGTTGTAGTTAAAGCAAGTGAAATTGCTAAAAATGAAGTTACTGAATTAGGTAACAAAATAAACGAGCGTTTGGATGCTATGGAAGTAGCTAACAAAAAACAATTTAGCGCAACTAAAAAAATGACTTTTAAAAGTGCATTAAACGAAGCTATCGAAGGCGGTGCAATTGAAGCAATGTCAAAAGGTCAATCAAGATCTGCATCTTTTGAGATTAAAGCTGATATGACTGTTGCTGCTGACTTCACAGGTGAGGTTATTCCAGCGGATAGAGTTCCAGGATATAAGTTTGATCCAACAAGACCAGTTCACATTAGACAATTATTGGCGCAAGGTTCTACTCAGTCTGACGTTGTAAGATATGTAAAAGAAAGCGGATATTCAAACGGTGCTGCTGCAACTGCTGAAGGTGCAACATTAACACAGTCTGATTTTGATATGACTGCAAGCGATGCTAACGTTAGAAAAATTGGAACTTATTTCCGCATTTCTGAAGAGATGTTAGCAGATACGCCACAATTGACTTCTTATATTTCAACAAGAGCGCCTGAAAAACTTTTAGAAGTTGAGGACACTCAAATATTAAGCGGTACTGGATCAGGTGCACAATTAAGCGGAATCATTGGAGATGCTGCTGACTTTGCTGCTGGTTCTTTAGCTGGAACTGTTGAATCTGCAAATGAGTTTGACGTAATTGTTGCTTCTTTAAATCAGTTAGCTTTAGCAAACTATAACGCTGATACTATTTTATTAAATCCAAGTGATTTTCATAAAATACTATTGTTAAAAGATACTCAAAACAACTATTTAAAAGACCAAGTATATAACGGATTACAACCTGTATTTATGGGCGTAAAAGTTGTATTAAATACTGCAATCGCTGCTGGAACTTTCTTAATTGGAAACTTCAGCGTTGGTACTCAGTTATGGGTTAGAGATGGTTTAAATGTTGAATTCTTTAGAGAAGACGGAACTAACGTAAGAGATGGATTTGTAACTGTTAGAGTAAGCGAAAGAGTTGCTTTAACTAACTATTTACCAAATGCATTTGTAAACGGATCATTTGCAACTGCAAAGGCAGCTTTAGAAACTGCATAATAAGTAAATTTTTATATTTAGAAGGGCCTGGATTAATTTCTAGGCCTTTTTTTATTCCCTTTATTTATAGGGGTTTCAAAACAAAATGAAAAAAAACTTTAAAAAAAAACTGAAAATATTTTTTTAATTACAAAAAAGGTTTTATCTTTGGAGTGTCAATAAGACGTAACAAAACAAAAACAAAATAAAATGGAAACTATTACAACTACTTTTTCAGAACTTAAAATTGGAACAATCGTATTTTATAACGATATGTCAAACATTAATTTAGAAGCTATAATATTAGACTCTTATTCAGATCAATTTGGTAAATGGGTTAATATTATGAATGTTGAAAGCAGAACAATAGAGCCAATATCAGCAAATACAGAATTAGGTTCAAGATGGACAGTTGAAGAAAAATGGGTATAAAAATAAACGGCGGTGTAAAAACCGCCATTAAACTAAACATTATGAAAACAATTAAAAGAGAGATCAGAGAGTTTAAAGAAAACAGGAATTTAGTGCCATTTAAGACAGTTATTTTAAAAACTGGTTTAATATGTAAACATTATAGAAACGGTCAAATAAAAGTAATATAATATGGAACGATTAAACAAATTAATAGATTTATTCAGCACACTAGAGAAAACCTATGTAGTAAACGAGTTAATACTTTTAAAAAAAGATATTGAAGTTGAGATATTAAAAGCTGAAATAAATCAAATAAAAGTAGTAAAAGAAAGTATTAAAAATATTTACAATGATTGAAGCGATTAAATACCTAAACAAAGATTGTTTTAAATATGAATTTTCTGTTGTTTTAAAAAGAACAGG